TTTGAAAAAAATGAAGAAATTTACATTACTGATCCCACAACTTTAAATGAATTTTAGTTAAAAACGTGACATAAATAACTTATATTTCTAATATAACATTTTTCCATGCCTTTAGAGCGAGCTAGTCGCAATTTTAAAGATGTAAGTATGTCATTTAAGATTAATCCTCTTAATAATGACCTTGTTGCATTAAAAAATACTACTGCGATTTCTCGCTCAGTTCGTAATATCATTTTTACAACTCCTGGAGAGAAGTTTTTTGAACCGACCTTTGGATCAAGAGTATCACAGATGCTTTTTGAGAACATGGACGATATAACTGCGATATCAATTCGCGATGAAATTAAAAATTCCATTGAGATCTTTGAGCCAAGAGTTCAATTGACAGGAGTTAGAGTTAACCCAGATTTTGACTCAAATCAATATAATGCTGTGATCATTTACAAAATCATCGGTGTAGATATTCCAGAGCAACAATTAGAATTCGTTTTGCAACCAACAAGGTAAATGTCAATCGTAAACTTCAATAGTCTGGACTTTGACCAGATTAAAAGTTCTCTAAAAGAAATTCTTAGAGCAAATAACAACTTTACGGACTATGACTTTGAGGGATCAAACCTCTCAAGCATCATAGATTTGCTCGCATATAACACTTATATTAACTCATATAATGCAAACATGGTTGCAAATGAGGTTTTTATTGATAGTGCAACATTAAGAGAAAATGTCGTTGCCCTAGCAAGAAATATTGGATATGTGCCAAAATCAAGAAAGGCATCTAGATGTACTATTAACTTTTTAGTTGATACCTCGACCTTAGCAGTTGCACCACCATCTCTTACATTGAAGGCAGGCCCAGTTGCTTCAACATCACAGCAGTTTGGAAATGAGTCCTTTGTATTCAATGTACTTGAAGATACTACAGTACCAGTAGCAAATAATACAGCAAATTTTTCAGATTTAGAGGTTATTGAGGGAACAAAGGTAACTCAATCATTTACCTATTCGGCACAAGATACTAATAAACGGTTTATACTTTCTAATACAGGAATTGATACCGACACCATATTAGTTCAGGTAAAACCATCTCAAACCTCTACTATCAAAGTAAAATATGATTTAAGTAATAGTCTAATTGATCAAAAAATTAATGATGTTTTAAATTCAGACTCCACTGTGTATTTTTTACAAGAGGTTGAAGATGAAAGATATGAAGTTATTTTTGGTGATGGTATATTTGGAAGAGGACTTAAGGATGGAAATGTAGTTGAGATCTCATACTTAGTTTGTTCTGGATCTAGTGCCAATAGACTCAATGGATTTGATTTTAGTGGTAGATTGATTTATCTCGAAAATGCCATAGAGAAACCAATCACTGCTGGTGTGTCTCTTATAACATCCATAGAACCCTCCTCAGGGGGTTCTGCCATTGAAAGTGTTGCATCAGTCAAGAAGTATGCACCTCAAGTATATGGCACCCAGGACCGTGCTATAACGGCAAATGATTATGAGATATTGATACCAAATAAAATTTACCCAGAGGCAGAATCGATATCTGTGTTTGGTGGTGAAGAGTTAGTTCCACCAAGATTTGGAAAAGTTTTTATTAGTATTAAACCAAGAAACGGCGACTTTGTTTCTTTGGGAATTAAAGAAAATATAAAAAGAGAATTAAGAAAATACTCTGTCACTGGAATTGTTCCAGAAATTTTGGATCTTAAGTATCTTCATATTATTACTGACAGCAAAGTTTATTATAATACAAGAACAATGACTGATGTTGCTGCAGTTTCATCGACAATTCAGAACAATATACAGAAATATGCAGACTCCACGGAATTGAATAAATATGGTACTAGATTTAAATACAGTAAGTTTTTAGGCATTGTTGATCAAAGCCATCCATCAATCACGTCTAATCTGACCTCCATACAAATGAGGAGGGATCTAAGACTCGCAATTAATCAATTTGCAGAATATGCTATTGATTTTGGTAATCATATGCATGTTCAATCACTTAGTGGATTTAACATAAAATCCAGTCCTTTTAGGGTTATAGATATAACAGATGAAGTTTATCTTTTTGATGAACCCAATGACACTAAAACTGGTGTCATATCATTATATTCCCTACAAGGACCAGGATCTTCAACACCCGTAGTAAAAAGGAGAAATGTTGGAAAGATTGATTATATGTCAGGACGTATTACATTAAATCCAATTAATGTTGTATCTGGTAAAGAGAGAGACGGTAATCAAATTATGGAAATATTTGCTGTTCCTCATTCAAATGATGTAATCGGTTTACAAGATCTTTATTTGCAGTTGGATACATTTAATGTGCAAATGATTGTTGATGATATTTCCTCTGGATCTGATCCCTCTGGTTCTACATATAAGAGTTCATCAAGTTACATTGATGTCAACAGTAATCCTTATTAATACTATCTTTTTTGTAAGAAAAACAAATGCCGAAGAATAGAATAAAAATTCAACACTTACTGGGGAATCAGTTACCATCTTATATAAAAGATGAATTTCCCTTAATTGATGAATTCTTCTCGCAGTATTATGCTGGATTAGAATTTCAGGGTGGTGTATTAGACCTGATAAAAAATATTGACTCTTATATTAAATTAAATGAAAATGCCAATACTATAAATGAAGTAGCATTAACTAGTGATATTGATATAACTCAAGATTATATCGATGTTGAAAGCACTGCTGGATTTCCAGAGTCTTTAGGGATTCTTCAAATTGATGATGAAATTATTATATACCGAGCAAAAACTGATACTAGGTTTTTATTCTGCCTTAGAGGGTTCATTGGCATAACCTCATATGAAACAGATAATAATTCAGAAGAAGCGCAATTTTCAAGTTCTGCGGCCGCAACTCATACATTTTTAACCCCAGTTAAAAATCTCAGTGTTTTATTCTTACAAGAATTTTTAAAGAAGTTAAAAGGTCAAATTCTTCCTGGACTTCAAACAGAAAATTTAACTAGTGGATTAAACCAAGCATCATTTATAAGACAATCCAGGGATTTATATTCTACAAGGGGAACTGAGTCATCCTTTAAAATATTATTTAAAGCATTATATAATGACAATATTGAATTAATAAGACCTCAAGATTTTTTAATTAATCCATCAGATGCACGATATCAACTTACTAGAGATTTAATTGTTGAACCATTTGAAGGAAATCCAGAAGATTTAGTAAATGCTACCTTATTTCAAGACCCTACTTCATTTATTGAAAAAGCATACGCTCCTATTTCAAACGTTGAAAAAATTTCTGTAGGAATTCTTACCGACGCATATTATAGAATAAGTATTGATTCATCATATAGTTCATATGATGGCACTGGCGAATTACTGTACGGTAAATTTACACCTCATGCAAAGTCAGTTGTTATCGATAATGTTGGCGTAGGACAAACTTATATTGATGTTGATTCTACAATAGGATTCCCTCCAAATGGTTCACTTTTAGTTAAATACGAAGATGGAACAATTGGCATTGTAACTTATTCTGATATAGTCAATACACAATTTATTGGTATCGATTCTAAAGATATTGTAAGAGAAATTAAAGATAAAACCGTCATTGATCAAGATGCATTTGCTTACGGTATAGATCCCAATTCCAGAATTGATGATGGAATTAAGGTAAAAATTAGATCTGTAATACAAGGTATCAAAGATCCTTCAAATGCATATTATCAATTAAAAGACACAAAGATTAAAATTAAATCTCTTGGTAAACTAGCTACAGATTTAAAATCTAATAATTGGTTTATTAATAGTGCTCAGTATTATGATGTAGAAAGTTTAGTCCTTGAGGATGCTCAAAACAATATCTTTAAGATGACCACCGTTGATGATCATATCCTCAAGGTGGGAGACTTTGTGATGGTGGAGGATGAATCTGGTGTGCCAGCACCAAATGACTTAGTTGTTACTGATATTTTTAGTTCAAAAATTCTTTTGGTGAGAGGAACTGGTGTAGTAAATCCGCAAAAAATAGTTAAAGCAAGTAGAAGGATAACAAAGTTTCAATCGGATATATTTTCAAATATATCCACTTTTAACTCAAATGTTAGTAATGTTTTTGTTGATAATGAAAAAGTCTTAGTATCATCTAACTCATTACCATCGTATCTGGATACTAAGGTAAATCCAAAAATACAATCATTTAGTATTAATGGAACTTATCTGTTGGGTCAAGAAGAAATTACTTTAACTCAAGGAATTGATCATAATTTCTTTACAGGTGAGATCATTTACTATACTCCAGAAAAAGAAGTAACTGAAATTCTTCAACCTAATGGTAGTATAATTCGTAGTGAGTCAGTTAAAAGTATTATTTTCCCAGAAGGTAGATATTTTGTCAAGAGAATTGATGAGAGCACCATTAAGATAGCAAAAAGTGCTGCAAACTTATACGCTGGTAAGTTTGAATCAGTGACTCCTGCTGGTGGAGTTAATTCTGTAGTAATTACCGATAATAAAATTGAAAGAGATAAATTTAAAGGAAAATCAATTGAACCTCAAAAAATATACAGAGAAATTGCACCTCCAGTAACTGGAACTGGTTTTGTTAAAAATAATTTAAAATATTCCGGAATTTTGGTTAATGGCGTTGAGATATTAAATTACAAAACAACCGATTTTGTATATCATGGAACTTTAAACAAAGTTAATACAATATCTGGTGGTTCGGACTATGACATTGTAAATCCACCTGTTGTAAAGATAGAGGATTCCGTTGGATCTGGTGCGACAGGGATTTGTGCAGTTAGTGGTGGTTTAAAAGAAATACGAATTATAGATCCCGGATTTGATTATGTTGAAACACCTCAAATAAAGATTACTGGTGGCGGCGGTGTAGGTGCTAAGGCTGAAGCAAACATGATTCCTGTACACATTCAGGCTTCTTTTAATGCCTCTGGTATTTCTTCAGTTAGCACAGGAATTGGAGAAGTAGGTATTGGAACAACAGTATCAACTATAGGTTTCACTACCCATCATAGATTTAAAAATGGAGAGAGAGTTGTATATAAAACTTTTGGGAAAAAAGCAGTCGGAGGTATATCAACAGACGCTACTTACTTTACATCTGTATTGTCACCATATGTTATATCTTTGCATAATAATTTGAGTGATGCTGTTGCTGGTGTTGGAACAGTTACTCTTGAAAGTTTTGGTGAGGGAACTCATGAACTCAGATGTTTAAATTATAAACTCGCAATCGGATCTATAAATGTCACTGATCCTGGTGTAGGATATCAGAACAAACAGAGAACTTGTGCACCTGCTGGAATTAATACTGCACTCAACTTTATTAATATTCCTGGTCATGGATATAAAACAGGAGATATTATTAAGTATTCTGTTGATGGTACTGCAGTTGGTGGTCTTACTGTCACAGATGAGTATTATGTTACGACCTTAGACAATGATAAGTTTAGACTGAGCACAGCAGGTATAGGATCAACTTCAAAAGATCATTATTTTGTTACAAATCAGTTCCAAGAACTATCTTCAGTTGGTCTGGGAACTCATAGTTTTAATTATCCACAAATTCAAGTTGAAGTAGTTGGTAAGGTTGGTATTTCCTCCGTAGATGGACGTGACTATAAAGCAGTTGTTCAACCATTGTTTAGAGGGTCGGTAACCGATATCTTCTTAACTAACAATGGAGTTGGATATGGCGTATCTGATACAATCAACTTTAAGAGAGATCCTAGAGTAACATTGAGGTCAGGAGAAAAGGCACAATTAGAAGCAGTTGTTGATATCAATGGAAAATTTGCAGATGTGGTTGTCAATAGATCTGGACAAGAATACAATTCCCCTCCTACCCTTGTTGTTAATGGAGTTGGTAGGGGCGCAAAGTTAACTCCAAGACTTTCTAATGGCACCATTACTGGTGTTGAAATTATTAATTCTGGTGTTGGGTATGGTTCATCAACCACTACTATTGATATTATTCCAGCCGGATCTGGTGTTCAGTTTAATAGCGAACTGCAAACTTGGACAATTAACCAGGTTAGAAAAAATCTTAATAATATTATTGCCGATGATGTTTTTGTTTCCGAAGCAAACAATGGAACTGGACAATTACAAATGTCTCATGCATATGCTCCTAGAGCATTGAGAAAAGTTTTGTATTCCATTAATACTGATGGCAAATTGCTTTATGGTAAGAAAGATTTAGAATTAGTTAATGGTGAAGAATCAACTAATACTGATCACTCTGGAATAATTGGATGGGCATATGATGGTAATCCAATTTATGGACCATATGCATATGAAAATGAGAATGGTGGAAACATAGTTCAAATGAAATCTGGATATGTTGCATCTTTGAAGGATAATAGACCACCTACAAGCTCTTTCCCTTTAGAGTTTTTTATTGAAGACTTTACTTGGATTGAATCGAATGGTCAATCAACTTTAGATAAAAATAATGGAAGATTCTGTGTAACTCCAGATTACCCTAACGGGGTATATGCCTATTTTGCAACCGTTGATGGTACAGCATCTTCAGATGGTGTATTTAAAGGATTTAAGAGACCAGTATTCCCCTATTTAATTGGAGATTCTTTCAGATCTACACCAAATAAATTTAACTCCGATAATAATTCAAATCAAATAACCTATGACATTACTAAGCATAATTGGAGAAGAAACACATCTCCATATTCTATAAACAAAAAGAATAGTGGATACGATTATTTGCAAAAACCATATGATTATATAAAATCAGATTCTATTATAAAAAATATAGAAAAAGGTTATATTGATGCAATTGGAATTCAAACTGGTGGATCTGATTATAAAGTAAATGATAGGATTGTTTTTACAAAGGAAATAGATACAGATTTCTTCTCTGCTGCAAGGATATCTAAGATTAAAGGTAGAGAAGTAACTAATATAAGTGCCGCCACAACTAGTTTTTCTAATATTGAGTTTTATCCTATTGGAAACAGTTCATTTATAGGTATCGCAAGTGTTTCTCATAAACTTAAAGACACTGATATTATTAACTTAGCAGGTATTTCAACCACTACATCAAAACTTGCTGGAAGATATCAGGTTGGAGTTTCTACTAATAAACTCACTGTTTCTAAATTCATTGGAACAGTCAATGCAACTGGTGTAGTAACTTTCATCGATGTATCCACAAAAAGTTTTGACTATCCTCAAATACAAGAAAATGATATTTTAAAAATTGGAACTGAAACTGTTAAAGTTTTAAACATTGATAAAGAATCATCCAGATTAAGAGTTCTTAGATCTCAAAATGGAGTAGTTGGTGTATCTCACACAATATCCACAAAGATAGTGGATGATCCTAGAAGATTTACTATTAATGTTGGGTATAGAACAACTTATAATCAAAGAAGAAACAGAGAGTATTATTTTAATCCATCAGAGGCTCTTGGTATAAGTTCATCCACTGCAGTTGGTGCTGGATCAACTGCAGTATTTGCAAATCCAGGTTCTGGGGTAACTTCTAAGTTTATTCTAGCACAACATTTATTATTACCAAATCATGGATTAATTACTGGAGATGAAGTTTCATATCAACTCAATGGTGGATCTCCTATCGGAGTTCAAACAGAGGCTACTGCAGGTGTTGGTATTATAACCGATGGAACAAAATTATTTGTTGCTAGATTAGGTTCAGACTTTATCGGATTGTCCTCTGTAAGGGTCGGATTAGGCACTACAGGAACTTTTGTGGGCATCGCCTCTACAACCACTCATTGTGGATTATTATTCTTTGTTGGAGTTGGCACAGGGGTAAATCACAGTCTTCAAACTAATCATGAAGGAGTTGTTAGAGGAAAAATTGATAAGATTCAAGCTACCGTTTCTGTAGCGGGAACGCATAGTCTTCTCAGAAATGATAAAGTTTTTGTAGAGGTTGATCCCGTATTATCCACTATTCAAGATGTAAGATATAACTCTCACAATAGAAAGATGACTATTGGCGAGTTGTCATTTACTTTAGCAGGAATTGGATCTGATTCCTCGCTCAATATCACAGACCATGGATTAGTTACCGGTCAAAAAGTTATTCATACTGCAGAAACACCTGCGACTGGTTTATTGAATAATGAAGAGTATTACGCATATGTTGTAGATACTGATAATGTAAAATTATGCGATACAAAATATCAAACAAAACAACCAATTCCAAAATTTGTTGATATTACAAAAGATTCTTCAGGATCACTTCTTCCTGTAAATCCTCCCATCAAATTTTATAAAGATACGAGTGTCAGATTTGATTTAAGTAATTCTACATTGTCTTATGAAGTAAATGCTACTCTCTTGCCTGCTTTTACTTTTAAAATATACAAAGACTCAAACTATACTAATGAATATATTACTGAGGGTAAGACTTCTGATTTTGCAGTTCGCCAAATTGGCACAATCGGAACTCCGGGAGCAAGAGTAGATTTAGACATAACAAAAAACACTCCCAAAATACTTTACTATAGATTAGAACCTCTGAGAGTATCTGGTAATTTAAAAACTAATTTAGAGTCTGTTATAAGTGAGGACGTTCAAGGACACAATCAAATTTCTGTTTCTGAAAGTCTTTTCACTGGGGAACATGCTGTTACTGGAGTTACTACAAATACATTCTCCTATAATCTAAATCAGTTTCCAGAATCTGTTTCATATGCTAGCACAGAAGCAGCTTCTATATCGTACACTACAAATTCTCTTTCTGAATTTGGTGGAATTGCCGAAATTGACATAAATGACAGAAGAAAGGGATATTCCAAATTACCTGGTATTAGCACAATAACTAGTTCCTTGGGAAGAGGTGCTGTTTTAAAACCGTCCAGTACACAAATTGGAAAGATTACCAGAACTGAGTTAGAAAATATTGGTTTCAATTATCCCTCTGATTCTACCTTAGCACCAACTGTACAAATTCCACAGGTGTTGGAAATTGCTACTTTCTCTAAATTTGAAAGTATTGGTATAACATCTTTTGGTCAAGGATATGTCACACCACCTGCTTTAGTAGTTATTGACGGATCTACAGGTAAGCAACTCAAAGATTTAGATATAAGATATAAATTAGGTGATCCTAATGTTGTTATTTTGAAAAATTCACAATCCTTGAGCAACGAGGATCCGATTATTTTGCCAGTTGATAATCCAAATGGAATTAGAGTTTCTAATTTGGTATACGACGCATCGGCAAAAACAGTGACTGCGACTATGAAGGATGAATATAGTGAAAACTTCCCTATAGTCGTTGGAGATAAGATACTAGTAGAACATGCTAGTGTTGGGGTCGGAACTACATCAAATGGATTTAACTCTGAAGAATATGATTATGCACTTTTTGAAGTTTTAGAAGTAGATCCAAATCTTGGTGGTGTTGATGGAACTGTTACATATAAATTTGATAAACTGAAAGATACGGAGAGTCTTGGTTCTCTTGATACTACAAATTCTACCATAACTATAACTCCTCAAAGATATTTCCCAGTATTTAATTTTAAATTAGTTCCAAATGATTTTCAAAAAGGAAACACTGTTGTTTCTGATGGTTTTGAAGGGGTTGTCGCCAATTGGGATGCGACAAACTTATTACTCACGGTTGAAGGATCTGACAAATTTGTAGTCGGAAATGAAATTGAAGAACTAGCAACTGGGTCCAAAGCAACTATTGTTAAAAATTATGATTTTAATAGTGAATATAATTTAGATTATTTCTCTATTGTTGATAATGGTTGGAAATCTAGTATTGGATTCTTAAATAAATCCGATCAAAAAATAGCCGACAACGATTACTATCAAAACTTCTCATATTCTATTAAATCAAAGATTCCATTTGATGATTGGAATGATGTAGTAAGTTCTTTACTTCATACATCAGGATTCAAGAAGTTTGCAGATCTTCAGGTAGAATCTCAATTAACAGGTGATAAAGAAGAGTCTCTATCAATTGTTCCCATAGACTCAACAACTATTGAAATTGATATGATCAGTGTTGGTGACTTGGAATGTGTTAATAACTTTGACCTTGCAACAGAAAATTACTTACAGCAAAGCGTTGGTGAGTTTTCAGATGAAATAACCTTCAATACTAGGGTTATACAGGATTATGTCGAATCTGTCAGTAACCGAGTTTTGAATATTGATGACATAAGCGGTCTTTTCAATAGCAATAGAAGAACTACTCCATTTGAAATTGTTGCAAGAAGGTCTTTGAAAGATGGACTTGCAATCAAATACATATGTCTTGCAAAAGATACAGTGTTTGGAGCAGAAAGACAAATCTCTATCGTCACAGTGGTGAATAGTCCATCCAATGGACAATCTATGATCAGTCAATATGGTGATCTTGCTACTGTTAATGACTTAGGAAGTTACGATTACGCTCTTGAAGGTGGTGAGGGAGTTTTACAATTCTTCCCAACTAAATTTAAATTCAATAACTATGCTCTGTCAATTTTCACATTTGGTTTAGATAGATTAGGTTTAAACACTACTACTGTTGGACTTAATACAAGTAACATTGGAGTATCAACAGCGACTGGATTCCCTGGTGCATTAGTTTCGGTGGCGAGTTCAAATATCATAATCGGTGGAGGTACAACAACAAACTTACTTACCATTGGTGGAATTGGAACCGATACATCGGGAGTCAGAGCAACAAAATTAATTGTGAGTATTGAAAATTCTAATGATGAAAATGAGTTTGAAGAAGTTAGTGTTATTCATGATGGAACAAATGTTCAAATTTTAGAATATAACCAACTAACAAATACAACTCTTGATTCGCAGAGTGGATCAACTGGATTAGGTTCATTTAGTGCAAGTTTGAATAATAACGATTTGCTGATCGATTTTGAACCCATTGCAGGTGTAACCACTACGCATGTCAATGTGTTATCTGTAGGTTTCTCATCTGAGAGATATCTCGGAGTTGGAACAGATAAGTATAGATTTGCACAATTAACAGCCAAAGGTGTTGACATAGCATCGGCAGGGTCTCCAACTGCAACAGTTGTTGGACAATATGGAACCACCGCAGATACTGAGGTTGATGCTGCATATGGAATAATTGTTGTTTCTGATAAAACAAACAATATTCATCAGATGTCTGAATTCACCATTGTTGATGATGACACTACCGTATCTTTAACTGAATATGCTGCAGTTGATACTTCTGGTGGCGAGAGCACTGTGGGATTAGGAACTTTGGGTGCTACTAGATCTGGAAACGTAACAGTTATCAACTTTACTCCCAATCCAAGTATTGATGTTCATGTTAAAACATTCATCAATAAGTTGAATACTGCAGAAGATTTGAATACTGCTCAATTCCAGAAAGATTTGGATTGTGCTGCCATGGAATCCAATTTCGACACTTACACCGGAACTGAAGTTAGTGTTAAAAGATCTTTCCCACTTACTCATAAGAATGACACGATCTTTACTAAGACCTTCAATGCATCAGATTCCACAATCGTCGATCTAACAGACAATACAATTTACCTACCTAATCATTTCTTTGTTACCGGTCAAGAACTGGTATATTCAAGTCCTTTGGGAATAAAAACAGATTTCATTTCAATTGCCTCTACAGATGGATTTGTTGGAGTTGGAACAACAACAACATTACCAGCAAGTGTATTCTGCATCAAAAATGGTGAAGATGAAATTAAACTTGCAACAACTGCAGAAAACGCACTCAAGAAAAATCCAGTTTCTGTTGCATTTACGGGAGTTGCTGCAGGTTCAAATCATGCCTTTACTGCAAAGGATGCAAATTCTAAAGTGGTATTAAGTATTGATAATATGATTCAGTCTCCCATTGTGGCAGGTGTTGTTACTACTGGATTATCAACTGCAGCGACAGTTGATAGAGATATCTTATTCTTCTCCGGAATCACTTCATTCTTTGCTGGTGATTATGTAAGAATAGGTGCTAATGATACAGATGAAATTGTAAAAATTATTTCCATTGGAATTGGTACAACAAATGCAGTTAAGGTTCAGCGTGCTTGGCTTGGAACTGGTTTGGCAAGTCATCCTAAGGATACGATAGTTACCAAAATTGAAGGTAATTATAATATTGTTGGTAATACATTGAACTTTGCGGAAGCTCCATTTGGCAATACTCCAATTGGGTCTGCTACTGATGCACCGTCATTTAGAGATTATATTGGCATAACAACTTCTTCAACTTTCTTCGGTAGATCTTTCTTAAGAAGTGGAGTTCCTGGAAGCAACCAAGAAACTTACACTAAAAATCATATCTATGATGATATATCTCAATCATTCAATGGTCTGAATAAAGAATTTGTATTAACAGCAGATAAACAAAATGTTACTGGAATACAGACATCTACCCTTATATTAATTAACGGTATTTTACAGGCTCAGGGAGCAGATAAAAATTATACCGTATCACAAGTTGGTAGTGCCACTTCAATTAACTTCACTGGAACTGCAAGTTCTGTAAGTTATGATGTGAACAACGCAAACATCCCTGTTGGCGGAGTTCTTCTGTCCGTTGGATCTACAGCCGGTCTCGGTTATCAACCTCTTGTTGCTGCTGGTGGAACAGCAGTGATTGCCAGGACGGGAATCGTTACGAACGTTGCTATTGGAAATAGTGGATCTGGATATCGAGTTGGTGTTCAGACAACAGTAAATGTTTCAATTCAAAGGCAAAGTAGAACTGGAGTTGACATAACTGGAATTGGAACAGCACAAATTACTGATGGATTCATTACTGGAATCGCCGTTACTAGCAATAAAATTTTCTACAAACCAGGAAATATTATTAATGTAGGATATGGTTCTATAACAGGACTTACAACTGTTAGTACTTCTTTCCCACATAATCTTTCTGTTGGAGATGATGTTGTCTTATCTGGCGTTGCCTTCACATGCGACTACATTCCATCTGTAGGTGTTGTTACTGCTTCTTATGATCATGTTAGTGGTATATTGACAGTTACTACAAACGGTGCTCATGGACTCTCTGTTGCCCCAGGTAAAAATAGTGATGTGATATTAACAGGATTGGCATTCACTTGTGGTCTTGGTGCTACAGTTCCTCACATTTATCCCAGAAATAGAGATGTATTCTTTGACACAGCAATCTCGGTTGGTTCTACAACTGCGACTACTATTACCCTAGATGTCGGTAGATCTGGTGCTAAAGATCAGTATGCTCATACATTTGTTGGCACTTCCGGCACTTTCGCAGTAATTCAGGGTGGAGATTACTTACATACATTCCAATATGCATTGGATAATGCAGTGACGACTGGAGTTGGAACACAATTTACTCCAACAGGTGCTACATATGATCCTAAGAATGGTAATTTAGTAATAACAATTCCAAATCATGGACTAGACACGAACGTTGTTGTTGGAATTGCAACCAGTTCAATCGTCTTTAGGTGTGATATGGATCAACAGGGTAGTGATCATCCATATCCAAGACCAACTGATCCTATCGCAGGCATTAATACTGCAATCACAGCAACCACATCCAATACTATTACGGTTAATGTAGGAACATCTAAGTCTGTTCTTTATGATGTCAGTGCTGCTACCTATAATCCAGCAACAGGTGCTCTTGTTTTAACCATTGGTGCTCATACATTACTTCCGAATAGAAGTATTAAACTTGCCAAAGAATCTCTAATATTTACCTGCACTAAGAATGGCAACACAACGCAGCACAGATATCCCAGAGCAGGTGATCCATATTATGCAGGAAGTCCTGTCACCAATGTGGGAACTTCAACAATATTCACCACTAATATTGGAGTTACCACTGTTGCTACGCAATATGTTTCTGGTGGCACAGCACAAGCTGCGATTATTGCTCCAAGACCTAAAAACAATTCGCCAAGTGGTCAAGATGCCGCGTTTGCAGGAACACCAGTTATTGCAGTCGTAGATGCTACTACATTTGAAATCAATACTGGAATTTCTACCAGAACTCACTTCTATGCGAGAGGTGGTAAAGTTGATCAAGCACTTGATGTAGTTATTGATGATCCACTTCCATATGTTGATATACCACTAATCTACACATCAGATTCCATTGGTGTAGGAACAGGAGGAAAGGTTGATATTGTCGTTGGACAAGGATCTAGCGTAATTGAATTTAATCTTTCAAATACTGGTTTTGGATATCAAGTTGGTCAGACACTGACTGTTGGTCTTGGTGGTACTACAGGAATTCCTACAGATACTACCAAAACATTTAGTCCTTTTGAGATTGAGGTTGAAAGAACTGATGGAGATAAATTCAACGCATGGTCTGTTGGTGAATTTGAAGCATTAGATGATTTCTCCACACTCTTTACTGGATCTAGAACTAGATTCCCGATCAAAAAGAATGGAGAGTTCTTATCCGTTGTAGCTGCTCAGGGTTCAAATATTAACATTCAAGATAATCTGTTTATCTTTATTAATGATATTCCGCAAATTCCTGGAGAGTCTTATCAGTTCTCTGGAGGAAGTAATATAGTTTTCACTGAGGCACCCAAGTCAGGTGATACTATTAAATTCTTACTTTATAAAGGAACTGGCGAAATTGATACAAGAAATGTTGATGTTTTAGAAACCGTCAAACCCGGAGACACATTACAATTCACCAGTGGAAATATTGAACAGAACCAGGATAAGAGAACAATCAATACAATACTTTCAGCAAGTTCTCTCAATACAAATGCATATCCTGGACCTGGATTAGCTAAAAATGAAACTACAGAAAGACCTATAAATTGGTGTAGACAAAGAGATGATAAACTAATTAATGGAAAAATTGTTGACAAGTCACGCTCTTTGTATGAACCAAGTATTTTCCCCACTGCATATCTTATTAAATCTGTAGGTGTTGGTTCAACTGAGGTATATGTTGATAATGTAAGACCAGGATTTAATCCAATTAATGAAACTCAACTTCCAAATAAAGGATTCCAAAACAAAGTAACCTTGTTTAATTACAGTAATGACAAGATTGGTGCTGCAGGAACCGCTGTTGTGTCTGCTGCAGGAACAGTAACTTCTATTACACTATCTACAGGTGGGTCCGGATATTCTGTAGTTCCTGATGTGACAATAGAAAATCCTGTTGGATTAGGAAGCACACTTAGAGCAAATGCAACTGCATCTATAACTGCTGGTGTTGTTACTAGTATAACTATTACCTCACCAGGAACAGGATATACTTTCTCTAAAGCACCAGTTGTTCTTATCAGTCCTCCAATATCATTAACAACTGAGGATAATACAATAGAATCTTTCAGTGGTGATTTTGGAATTATCACTGGAATTAATACAACTTCAGTGGGTGTTGCCTCTACAGGAATTGTATTTGATTTGGCAATTGAAGCAATATCTCCTCTAAGGGATAACACTGGTGTCACTGCACAAACAACAACTAGTGGAATATCTACTGGCGATTATTTCATTGTCTATGAATCTAATGTTGGAAGTGGAGTCACTGCTCTTGATGAAAGTGGTAATGTAATTGGTGTTGGAAATTCTTTCCTTGACAACATCTATAGAGTTGCCGATGTCTCTATCGCAAATACATCTTCAATAGGAGTTGGAACCACTAATGTTGCCAGAGTCACTGTTAGCATTGAACATTATAATGGATTCACTGCTGCTGGTCTAGCGATCAGTAGTTTCTACGGAAAGTATAGTTGGGGTAAGATTGAATTTAGTGAAAGAGTTGGTTTTAACTCATATTCTGCCATTACTTCAAATGGCATAGTAGGTATTAAAACAGGACCATATGTAATTAGACAAACTGCGTACAAGTCAATTGGGTTTGTAACCTGATAAATAACTAAAAAATTACTACAAAAATGTCTGCTATTATAACTGATCAGATAAGAATATTGAATGCAAAGAATTTTGTAGCTGGATTTAACACTACTGCAAAATCATATTACAGTTTTGTGGGTTTACCAAATCCAACAAATGTTGATGTAAATTGGAATGATTCTCCTCCGGCACCAACCGACAACTTTTTTAATGAGAATGTCACTTGGGATACTATCATTGCACTCAAGAAAATTACTTCTGATGATGCTAATCAAGTAGTAAGAAAAAATGTCTGGGCATCTGGAAGAACTTATGATTATTATAGACATGACTATAGTATAAACAATACACCTAGAAACTCTAACGGAACTTCTTTATACTCTTCAAATTATTTTGTTTTGAATAGTGATTATAGAGTTTACATCTGTCTTCAAAATGGAACTGATCAAGAAAACGCCAATGGAAGACCATCATTAGATGAACCCAAATTTACCGATCTAGAACCCAGAGCTGCAGGCACTAGTGGTGATGGTTATGTTTGGAAATATCTCTATACTATTAAACCATCTGATATTGTTAAATTTGATAGCACAGATTATATGCCTGTTCCCGATAATTGGGAGACTAGTGATGATGATGCTTCTGTTAGAGAAAATGCGGTTGATGGTGGACTTAAAATAGTAGTTGTTCAAAATCGTGGTTCTGGTATAGGAACTGCAAATAGAACTTATACAAAAGTTCCTATTAAAGGTGATGGATCTGGAGCAGAGTGTACGGTAACAATTAATAATGACTCAAGAGTTGAAAGTGTCATTGTTTCAAATCAAGGATCTGGATATAGTTTTGGTAATGTTGATTTAGTTGCTGGTGGTGTTCCAGAACCTCAAACATATCCAGTTTTGGATGTAATTATTCCACCTAAAGGTGGTCATGGAGCCGATATTAATAGAGAACTTGGTGCAACAAATGTTCTTTTATATTCAAGAATTGAGAATGATGTTGAGAACCCAGATTTTATCACCGGTAATGAAATTGCTAGAATTGGGGTTGTTGAGAATCCATTAGCATTTGGTAGTAATCAAATACTGTCTTTGGAGAAAGCAAGTGGAGTCTATGCTCTCAGATTAACAGGTATTGGTTTTAGTTCAGCAACATTTACCGAAGATGCACTTGTTCAGCAAACGATTGGAACTGGTGTAACCGCCATAGGTAAAGTCGTTAGTTATGACCAGATAACTGGAGTTTTAAAATTATGGCAGGAAAGAACTTTTGCGGGATTTACGACAGTTGGAGTTGCTATAACTAATCCCTCCTTTGGATTCAATCTGAATAGATTTACAGGTAGTCCGGGCACAGGTGGTAATTTATCAATCACCGGAGGAAGCATCAATTTAAATATTGATGAAAACTTTACAGGTCTATCAACAGTCATAAATAATAGGACATATTATCTAGGTCAAACTTTTGCAAGTGGTGTATCTACCCCAGAGGTCAAACAATTCTCTGGAAATATAATTTACACTGATAATAGACCGGCTATAACAAGATCTTCAAATCAGAAGGAAGATATCAAAATCATATTGCAATTCTAATCAACCATGGCTCAACAAACAAATCTCAATGTTTCTCCATATTTTGATGATTTTGACCCCAGTGACAATTATCATAGAGTCTTATTTAAACCAGGATATCCAGTTCAAGCAAGAGAACTAACTGGTTTACAGTCTATTCTTCAAAATCAAATTGAAAGATTTGGACAGCACTTTTTCAAAGAGGGTGCTAAAGTTATTCCTGGAAATACTGCATATTCCAGAACATACCATGCTGTTCAGTTGAATAATACTCACCTAGGAGTACCTGTTGATTTTTATGTTGAGCAACTATTAGAAAGAAAAATAATTGGATTAACTTCTGGTGTAACAGCATACGTAAAAAATATATTAAGGTCTGAAAATTCTGAAAAAGGAAATCTAACACTTTATATTTCCTACTTATCTTCTGGCGTTCAAGATTCAGAACTAAAAACTTTCTTAGATGGAGAACTTTTAGCACTTGACAATGATGTCATTTCTGGACCTTTAAATAATCCATTCATACCGATAGGAGAATCTGTAGCATCTACCATTCCGTCAGAGGCTACTTCGATTGCATCAGCATTTTCTATATCTAATGGTGTTTACTTTATACGAGGCAATTTTGTAAACGTTGAAGATGAAACTTTAATTTTATCTCAATATGACAACTCTCCATCTGGTAGAGTTGGTCTAAAAGTATTAGAAGAAATAGTAAATTCTGATACTGATGAAAATTTAACAGATAATTCTAAAGGATTTAATAATTTTGCATCTCCTGGTGCGGATCGTTTAAAGATTAGTTGCTCTCTACAAATTAAATCATTAGATGATTATAATGACTCTAATTTTGTAGAATTAGCAACTATTAGAGATGGTGTTTTAGAATCTCAAGTAAAAAATACACAGTATAGTATCATTGCAGAGGAGTTAGCGCGTAGAACATACGCTGAGTCTGGTGATTATACTGTTAGTCCATTTGATGTCTCTGTTAGAGAATCTTTGAATGATGGTATTTCAAACAATGGAGTATATGAGGAGGGAAGATTCACTCAAGGTGGACAATTGGCATCTGAGGATCTTGCTCTTTATGAAATTTCTCCAGGAAAAGCATTCGTAAAAGGATTTGAAGTTGAAACTATTAGCACAACATATCTGGACGCACCAAAACCAAGAACCACTAAGAAATTAGAAAACCAGGAAATTATTTTTAATACTGGAGCGACATTTAAAGTAAATAATGCCTCTGGCACTCCAGCGATTGGTATTGGTAATACCTATGTTTTAAGTTTGAGAAATGATAGAGTTGGAGTAAATACCACAGCGAAAGGGCAAGAAATTGGTCTAGCAAGAATATATGATTTTTCTTTGGAAAGTGGATCTTACAGTTCTACTAATGCTGCCGCAAATCAATGGGATCTTCAATTATTTGATATTCAAACATTCTCTCGCATAACACTTAATGAGCCAATAACCCTTACCGTCCCCACTCAAGTTAAAGGAAAATTTAGTGGAGCAACAGCATTTTTAAGAAGTAATGTTTCTGCATCAAAGGCGTTAACGGTATATGAAAAGAGTGGAGAATTTGCACTCAATGAACCACTTATTTTTGATGGAGTTGATAACTCTAGAGTCGCTACTGCAATAACAGCATCAGGTATATCTGATGTGAAGTCTGTTTATGGCGGACCAGACTTAGGTGCAATCGGTGTTTCAAATGTATTTACTGCTGACACCGTATTAGATACTCTGTCTAATATTGGAGTTTCTTCAATTACAGCAACACTTGGTGCTGGCACTCCTAAAATTACCGCACCTACCACTTCCAAGTTCCTCTCAAAAGTAAAAGTTGGAAGTATTTTAAAGTTTACAACTAGTGATTCCGCAACACCAATTGGTGCAAAAGTTATCAGTGTTAACGCTGGTGATGTTACTGTCACTGGTGTTACTACAGTTACTGGAGTTTTAGATGGAAATCTTCCAGCAACGAACAGAACAATTAATGATTTAAAAGTTGTTGGTAATGTAGTGTCTAGTGCATCTGAAGATCTAGATGCTAATGCATTATATACAAGAATGCCTAAGCAATTTATATCTGATATTGATTTAACCTCATCTAATCTTGTAATTAGAAAAACATTTACAGTTAATATTGCAACTAATAAACTGTCTACTCCTGTTATTTCTGGTGCTAATGAAACTTTCTTAGCATTTGATGAAGAAAGATACGCTTTAATCAGAAGCAATGGTAATACAGAGGAATTAACATCAGATAGATTCCAATTCACTAATGGTGGAAAAGAACTTCAAATTAATAATTTGGGAGCTAATGACACTGGGGCAACTCTTTTTGCAACTTTGAGAAAAACAAATCTAAAAGCAAAAGTTAAAAAGCAGAATAGGGTAGAAACTATTATTGTAGATAAGTCTAGAATTGCTGGTTCTGGAGCAGGGACAACTACTCTAAACAATGGTCTTGATTTTGGAAACTATCCATTTGGAACTAGAGTTCAAGATGAAAGAATTTCTTTGAATAAACCAGATATTATTTCAATTCTTGGAATTTATGAGTCCAATGATACATCTGCTGCCTCTGCCCCTCAAGCCACTTTATCCGGTTTGAATGGTGTAACAGGTAAAACTGCAGATCTGATTGTTGGCGAAACAATGATAGGACAATCTTCTGGTGCAAGAGCGATCTTTGCTGAGAGATTGTCTGATACACAAATTACTTATACT